GAAGAGCTAGAAAAAGCTCTATATCAAGCGTTTGATAAAATCGAAGTCATTGGGGCTAGAAATGGTCGAATGCAAGGAGAGAAAAATTTCCCTCGTTTAGGAGATGGCGAAGAAGTTATGAAGTTGATTCAAAGAGTGCAGATGTTAGAGGCTTACGCTATGATGAACGGGGGAAATGAGGATATAAAAAGGCTTGGAAAAGGGATTTCTGGGAAAAGCATTGGGGATATGTCAGTCAGTTATGACAGAAGCCAAAAAATCGGCGAGATTACTTTTGCATCTGTCGAGGCGGCTAGAATTATGAAGCGTTTTAGCCAGAAAACTTTTTAGAAAGGGGAAAGAATGAAGGACGAGGATTTTGGGTATAAGCGAATCAAGAAAGAGTTAGAAGAGTTAGGAAAATTGAAGTTGATTGTGTACATTGATGACAAAAAATCTTATGAAAAAACAGGAGTCGCAGTTGATTATATCGCCATGATTATGGAATATGGAAGTGAAGAATTTAATGTTTCCTTTCCATCTCGTCCTTTCTTTCGATCTACCTTCGATGCTCATTATGAACATTTTGCGAAAAAATTGGAAATAGGGGTAGGAAATATCATCTCCGGGAAATCTACAGCTCATAAAGTATTGGAAGATGTAGGTAGATATGCGGTTCGAAAAGTTCGGGAAATGATTGACAATGGAAATTTTGCGGCTATTGATGAAAAAACGGCAAAAAGAAAGAATAGTACAAAACCTCTGATTGATACGAAGCTGTTATATCGAAGCATCAAATACAAAATTGAAAGGAGCGAATAATGGAATTTACTTTAAGAGAGTTTGCTCAAGAAGAGCTGAAAAGGTATAAAGTAAAAAGAGTCATTCCCGGTAATATTGACAATCCAAGAGGAACCATTCAAGAATTTGATTGCTTAATGCTCATATACAAAGCTAGACTTCGAGGGAATAGTCCTAACTTGCAAGACGGCGGAAGAAGCGTTGGAACACTGAGTGGGAAGTCTTTTAAAAAAGATAAATTGCAAATAGGGGACATTATCACAGTAGAGGGCTTAGAATATAAAATCACGGACATATTACCAAGAATTTATGCAGACTTTGATGAATTTTCTTTGGAGCTGATGAGAAATGAAGAATAGAGAATTAGAGGTTGTTCTACTAAAAGAAATGCAGAAAATACGCCCACAATTTCAGATAAAGTCAATGGTTGACTTTAAACACAGTGAAGAAAAGACTTTACCTCGCATTGTATCAAGAACTTTGAATAATAGTATTGTTGAAAAATACGAAGAAAGAAAAGACGGGGATAAAGGGATATATCAACAAATAGAAGTCCATCGACACACCATAACTTTTACATTCACTTTATCGAAGAAGGAAAGTGAAGAAGATGTGGAAGTCATTCGGAATCATTTCTCACACATCGTGGGATCTGAATGGTGGATTGACAGGAAAAGAAAAGAACTTGTGATTGAAGAAATCACGGATTTAATAGATATTTCGGAATACACAAAAGACGGCTATACGGAACGATATAGCTTTGATATGATGGTTCGAACTTTAGAAGAAAATATCGCTGAAATCGAGCATGTCGAAAAGGTCGAACTGGAATTAAAATTAAAAGGAGGCATTTCATGGGAATCAAAATAGGAGCAGAAAAGAAGATAGTCTTTTTAAATGTACATAAGCCCACAGCAGTCAATCAAGCGACTGTGAATGTGATTGGGGCTTTTTCGACAAAAAAAGAAGTGAAAGAACAACTAGTCACTTCTATTAAAGATGTCACGGGACTTTTAGAAAGCGATTTGTTATATAAGAAAATTCAGGCAGCCTTCACGGCAGGGGCTCAAGAAATCCTAGTGTTTGGGAAAAAAGTATCCGGAGATGAATATGCAGATTTATTCAACTCTGTTACAAATGATTGGTTCGGGACAATTACAGACGAACAAGATTTAGAAAAAATCGCATTGATTTCGAAAGAGATTGCATCGAGAGAAAAAATGTTGTTTGCTACACCTTTGAAAGGTACAGAAGTTGGAGGCTCATTGAAGAATTCAGTACAAGCAATTACACAAGATACGACAGCCCTTGTATTTTCTTCGAATGAAGAAACAGAGGATGCAAGCGTAGCAGGATATGCGATTCCGCAGTTTCCGGGTTCGATTTTAATTGCGAATAAGCTTATCAATGGAGCTGTAGACTCAGGGTATAGTGGAGCAGAACAAGGGATTTTGAAAGGGTTAAATTGTAATTATCAAGCAAGAATGAAAGGGCAGTTAGGACTTGCAGAAGGAGTCACAGTAAGCGGAGACAGTATTGATTTCATTCACTGTGCAAAAGCTCTAAAATTCAGACTAGAAGAAGATATTACATTATGGTTAAAGGCAACACCAAAACCAACTTTTTATGATACTTCTACATTAAAAGCTGTCATTTTAAAGAGAACGGGACAATTTGAAGCGATGGGAGCATTGGCAGAAGGGAAAACGAATGTCAGGCTCATTGATGTAGCGGATATTCCTGCAAATGACATTTTGAAGGGGATTTACACCGGTGTGAAAGTAACATGCTATTACACGTACGGAATTAAAGAAATTAAAATGGACTTATTTTTCGCAGTATAACTAGGAGGGGAAGATGGCAAGAAATCATTATCAATATAATCCGAATAAATGCGATCTAATTGTTGCAGGAATTCGAGTTCATGATTATGCAGAAGATATGAAATATAGCATCGCTTATGATGAAGACTTTAGACAAGTTATCGAAGGAACAGACGGCGATAATGTAACGGTAGAAAACAACAACAGAAATGCGGTTATTACTGTAAAAATTCTTTCGCAAAGTCCTTTGAATATTATGTTTACACAATTAGCTTCATCAGATAAAGAATTTGATGTAGCTGTGGTAGACAGGAATTTCAATGGAGATATTGGATCTCGTGCAAGTAAAGCACATTTTATTAAAATTCCAGATTTGACAGCAGAAAAAACACCAAAATCAAGGGAATGGCAAATAAGAGCAATCAACTTAAAGCCTGCTTTAGACTATATAAAGTAGGTGGCTCATGAGACTATTTTTAAAGTGCTATATATTACTTTTTTTCATCGGAATTGTCCCATTTTTACGAGGTTTATACATAGAACCACCGGAGAAATATAAAGTAATTCATAAGAACTCTCAGATATGTAAAAAGAAAGATAATATTCAGGAAAAATTAAATAAATTAGGAAAGTAAAAAAAGGATAGGAGGAACGATGCAAAATCGAGAAGAATTGGAAATAAACGGGCATAAAATCACATTAGTGGAGCAACCGACACAATATATCTTAGACTTAGAAAAAAAGTTTGATGATAGAGAGTTGGTGGGGTATTGCAAAGAGATATTAAAATATCCGGCAGGAGAAAATCCGGATATGACAGAATTTCTGAATATTCCTGATACGATAAAATACAAAGATTTAGAGCTATCTTTAAAAAACAAAGATGGCGAAAAAGACTTGTATTTGGCTCAAGAGTTGTTTGTTGCACTTGGGAAAAATAAGACAAATACGGCTTATGTAGCAGAAGTATTTCTACAAAAGCTAGGAAAAAATGTGAACGATTTTAAATATAAAGAACTTGTAGATATGGGAGCAGAAGTGTTCAAGCAAGTGGGGGAGATGATCTACTTGATAAAAATCAGGGACACGTTTCGTAGCTTGTAATCAAATTCAAGAGAGTGCCGAATCGTTGGAATATATGGTGATGGCTCTGAGCGGCTATACGAAAAACTTTGAAGCTGTGGAAAAATATACTGTAACACAGCTTCGAAGGTATTTTGAACGACTAATAGACTATTTGGAGGAAAGATATGGCAGTTAGAAAGTTAAGCATTGATATTATGAGCTATTTAAAAGGGAAAGGCTTTGAAGCCGTTGATTCCCAAATAAAGAAAGTAAAAAACTCTCTTTCCTCGTTGAAATCTATTACAGACAACGGCTTATTTAAAATGGCAGCAGGGTATTTTACAGTCAATACTTTAATTGCCCAATATAATAAAGCCATTGAAGCAAGCAACTTTCAAATTGAGCAAGAAACCAAGCTATATTCTACTTTAAAAGGTCAAAATTTTAGGGATGAACAAATTGAAAGTATCAAAAACTATGCTTCCGAATTGCAAAAAGTTGGAGTCGTAGGGGACGAGGTAACACTAGCAGGAGCTCAACAGTTGGCAACATATAACTTAACAGAAGAAAGTCTGAAGAAGTTGATGCCAGCGATGCAAGATGTCATTGTACAGCAAAAAGGGCTAAAAGGTACCGGTCAGGATGCCGTCGGTGTGGCTAATATGTTAGCCAAAGGACTGTTGGGTCAGACTGGGATTCTACAAAAAGCTGGGATTACTCTAACAGAATATCAAGAAAAAATGATTAAAACAGGGAAACAGGAAGAAAAAGTAGCGGCATTGGTAGAAGCAGTAAAAATGAACGTTGGAGAGCAAAATGCAGAATTTTTGAAAACTCCGGAGGGAAAAATTCTTTCCGCCCAAAATCGAATCGGGGATATTTATGAATATGTCGGAGGACTCATGAGGGAAACTCGAGGAGAGTTCTGGTCTATGATGGCAGATAATACAGAATGGCTTCAAAGTTTTCTAGGAGGAATTGTGAAAACAGGGACAGGGATTGCAGACACGGTAATCACAACGATAAGCGGAATCTTTGATACATTCAAATCAATGCCGGAAGAAGCTCGAAATGTGATTAAATTATTGACAGGCTTTTTCTTGATTAGCAAATTCCCAATTGCAGGAGCTTTCTTAGTCATCGAAGACATCTTTGGAGCGTTTCAAGGAAAAGAAAGTTTTACAGAAGATGCTATGAATGCTATTTTCAAATTTACAGGAGCAGATTATCATTTTGATGATTTGAGAAAAGAAATTCATGATTTTTGGCATGATTTAATCAGTCCGACTGATCAAGCAACCGAAAAAATTGGATTTTTAACTGCTACTTTGGAAAATTTCTTTGAAATTCTACGAGGGGGAGTTGGAATTACAGAAATGGTCTTTGGAGCTCTTCGAACCGGTTGGGATGCGATCAAACTAACCGGGAACATCATGATAGATCCGGACCCAATTCACGATCATTTAGAAGAATTTAGTAATGGAGGAATACAAAATATTAAGCATGGATGGGGAACTTTGAACCATGCGGCGGATAACATGACAGATACTCAACATCGTTATCAAGCTTCACTTCAAGAAAAAAGACAGAAAGAATTTCAAGAAGCCGCAAGTTTGTTGAATACTGCAAGACTTCCAAAAAATGATATAGAAAAGGTGGCTCAAATGCTAGAAAAACCGTCTATGCGATTAAAAAAAGAAAATCAAGTACCGCCAAATTACACTGACAAATCTAAGCAAGTTTTCAATATCTATGAAGCAACAGATGCGAAGAAAGTGGCGGAACAAATAGAACAAAAAATCAAACAAAATGACAAAGAAAAAGAGCAGAAGTGGAAAGCACAAGTGGGCGGAAACTTTAGCTTAGCGGGATTGGAGGCTTAGTATGGGCTTATTTGGACAATTACAGCAAGAGGCGACTTCTCTTGTTAAGAGTTTTTGGGGAATAAAAGAAAAGTCTTTGTTAGGAGGGATACCGCTTCATGTTATTTCAGACAAATCAAGATCCATCTCTGCGACTGTCACGAATCGTAGAGTGGAAAAAGGCTTTAATATCTCGGATACGGTTAGAAAAGAGCCTTTAATTTTTCAACTGACGGTTGTGGATAATAGCAGAGACTATATGTTAAACCGTCAAAGCCTTGAAAAAATGTTAGCGGCGGGGGAACCTATCGAGTTCTATTATGCAGGAAGAGACTTGTATCAAAATATTGTGCTTGAAAATATCGAAGAAATAGAGCAAGCAGACAGGAAAAACTGCTTTACTTACTATATTACTTTACGACAAATATCTGTCGCAGAAATTAAGGCGACAGATAGTAAAGTAGATTACAAAAAAGCAGGGAGTACGGGTGGAAAGAAGAAAAGAACAGCAGCGGCTGTAAAATCTCCTACAAGCTCAGAAAATGCGAAAATAGCAGAAAAGCAAAAGGAAAGAAAAAAAACAGCATGGAAAAATCTTTTTTAAGCTGGAGGAGGGAAAAATGAAAGCTTTAGAAATTGATGTAACAGGAATAGAAGAACATGGAATTATCGCTGATATCGGCAATGATTTGAAGTTAGATATGATTTATAACAACATAGATCATCATATGTATGTTTCTGTATTGGACGGATCCGAAAATCGAATGACAGGCTTTTTCCGATTAGTTCCGGATGTCGATTTTTTGAGTTTGGCTTGGAATACTCTCCCTTACCAATTACGCTGTATTAAGATAAATGACTATGCAGAAAAAAAAGACTTGATTACTCCAAAAAACTTGAATCAAGACTACAAATTTTTCTTAATTGGAGAGGATGAATGATGGCAAAACTATGGAAACAAGTCCGAATCATTACGATTGGTGGCTTAATCTTTGATTATGAAGATTTGGATGTGGAATTTGATGTGAAGTGTACAGATGATAATAAGTCCGATACCGCAACCATCCGCATCTATAACTTATCAGAGACAACAAAGAATAAGCTACAAGCGAATCAATCCGTGACAATTGATGCCGGGTATCGAGAGTTGCATGGAGTTATTTTTGCAGGGATTGTGGAAAGTGTAAGTACAAATCGAAGTGAAAATGATATTGTGACGACCATTACTGCAAGTCCCAACAATCGAGCATATACGAACACTCCAATCAATATGCAGTTCAAGGCGGGTATCAAAGCAAGTGAGATATTGAAGCAACTGGAAAAAATAGTACCTTTCAAAATTGAAGTTAAAGAATTGGGAAAAGATACGGTGTATCCCAACGGAAAGGCTTTTTCTAATCGGCTATCTAACGTCATTTCTGTGCTTGCTAAAGATACGGGAACGATTGCAAGATTTACAGACAGTACCATTGAATTTAAGAAACCGGGCAAAGCATATAGCAGCGTATTAAAGCTTGGTAGTGAACAGGGCTTGGTTCGGGTAGACAAAAAAGAAGAAAAAGCAGAGGCAGAAAAGGAAAAAAAAGATAGTAAAAAAGCAAAGAAGGAAAGTAGTAAGAAAAAAGAAAAGCAAAAGTACAGTATAGAAGCCTTTTTAGTACCATTGATTAAGATTGGACAACTGATTGAGGTAGAGTCCACTTTATGGAATGGAAAGGGCGTTGTAAAAGAGTGTAGTTATGTTGCTGGAGATGTTTCTAGCTTTTCTGTGAATGCGACGTTGGAGGTTATGGAATGATTGAATTTGTGCAAGCAATGATAGAAGATGCGAACAATGAAATACATACATCCTTACCCGCTATTATCACAGAAGTGAATCATGCAGCGGGGACTTGTACAGTGCAAATTATTCCTAAGAGAGAACTATGCGGGCAAGTGATGTCATATCCACCTTTGATTGATGTGAAGCTGGATTTCCTGAAGTTCGGTGGTTGGAAGTTCCAATTTCCAAGAAAATCGGGCGATAAAGTTTGGGTTGGATTTTCGGAAACAACATTATCGGAAGGTACGAGTTTGGAGAGGTTTAGTCTGAACGAGCCATATATCATAGGTTCTTGTGAAAATGACTATGAAGCAAATAGTGAGGATATCATCCTCGAAGGGCAAGGAACTCGGGTAGAAATCAAAGGAGATGGAAGTATCATTATCACGACTGGGGCTAATGAGATGACAATCAACAGCAATTTGACGCTTAATGGGGATTTGACACATAATGGAAATACGACACAAACAGGGAATACGACACAAAGCGGAAATGTATCGGTAGAAGGAAGCGTTGGTGCTAGTGTGGATGTCAATGGTGGAGGCATTAGTCTGAAGAACCATACGCATGGATATTATCCGGGTGGAAATCCAAAAGAACAGACTGAGCCGGCTAGCTAGGAGGCAATATGGCAACAAGTATTAAATTAGACAAAGATTGCGACATCGTATTTGATGAGAATGGCGTTTGCGAGCTTGTGGAAAGCACAGACGATATCATACAAGCGATTCGAGTGGAATTAGAGCAGAATAAGGAGCAATGGGCATTAAATACCTTATATGGGGTTCCTTATTTAAATGAGAAAAATACAGGGATTTTACAGATAAAAAATAATCATTCGAGGATCCTTCAGGAGCTTATCAAAACAATTTCAAAATATGAAATTGATAAGATAGAAAGCATTGAATTTGTAAATAATGAAATCGTAGCAAAAATACAAATAAAAGGGGAGGTGTACACATTATGATAACAGAAAAAGGTTTTGTTGTTCCAACGCTAGAAGAAATCTATCAAAGGAAACTCGCTGAATTTAAAACTGTAAAACCAAATATCCGGGAGACGGATAGTAATGTGATTATTCCCCTTCTAAAATTTGACGCTGCAGAAGAATATGATGCTTATTTAGAAGGCTTGTCTGTATACAATAATCTGAATGTATATACAGCAGTAGGAAGTGGTTTGAATGCTATTACAAGCCATTTGAACATGAGCTGGATGGAAGCAACTAGAGCAAAAAGCCGGATCCAAATAACAGCATCCACAGAAACCACAATTCCGCAGGCTTGGGGCGTGGAAACGGTGGATGGAAAAAAGTTTGTAACTTTAAACGCTGAAGATTTAAAAATCCAAAAAGGTAAAACTGAACTCGATGTGATTTCTTTGAATGTTGGAAAAGAAAATAATGTGAATGTCGGGCAGATTACGAAAATGACAAGCGTTATATCAGGAATTACTAGCATCACAAATACCCTTCCTGCGGTAGGGGGGAAAGACAAAGAAACAGATACGGAGCTGAGGGAGCGATATTTGAAGAGGATAGATAGAAAATCTAGCTTCACAACAGAAGGGATTAAGAACTATATTTTAGAAAATACAAACGTGCAAAAATGCCAAGTCATTGAAAATGACACAGATTTGACAGACACAGACGGAAGACTCCCTCACGCATATGAAACAGTGTGCTTGGGCGATACAAACGAAAATATTCTACAAGCTTTGTATGATTACAAGTTAGCAGGAATACGAACTGTTGGAGATATCACAAAGAAATTTGATGATATTACAGTCGGATTTTCAAGAGCAATTGAAAAACAGATTTATGTCAATATCACGATTTCGGCAATTCGTGATTTATGGCTTCAAGAGTATGTAGAAAAAATCAAGAAAATTGTGCAAGATTATATCGACACAATCGAGCCGCAAGGCACGATTTATCTTTATAAAATCTTAGGGGAAATCTATAAAGCTACAGAAGGAATTAAGACAATTCAAATTAAATTAGGAGATTCTTTTTATTCTTTATTTACATCTGATTATGTGTTGAAGAAGAAAGAAATCGCAGTGGTGCAAGCAGAAAACATCACAGTATCTGCTGAGGTGAGTTAGATGAAGTTGAATTTAGCGAGAATACCGCATATTTATCACGATACGAAGTATGTTCGAAAACTCTTTGAAATCTTAAAACAAAAACATATCAATGTCACGAATATGTGGCAGGAATTAAGCTATTTTAATGATTTAGAAAAATCAAAAGGACACATGCTTGATGTACTTGGAGGAAATTTTAAAATAGCAAGATTAGGGCGAACGGATGAAGAATATAGAAAAATTCTAAAGTTTGAGATACCAACCTTCAATTTCTTTGGAAGTCCTTATGAAATTAGACGGATTTTATCGGAATATTACGATATTCCAATCGAAAATTTTACGTTAAGAGAGCTTTCTGGAAAGATTGTTATCAAAATTCCGGATACGATTGATAGACAAGAGGTATTGAAAAACATAAGAAGGCTGAAAGCGGCAGGAGTTGGACTACAAGTAGATATAGATGTCTATATAGAAGATTATTTATTGTCTGAGCTAGAAAAAATGACATTGACACAAATAGAGAAAATCACGTTAGCAAGAGAATAGGAGGAAAGATATGGCACAATGGATTCAGGATCCGCAGTACAGGGAAGAAATAGATGAAGTCACAAAAGAACTGAAGCTTCCCGTCTACAAAGCGTCTGCAAAAGGTAAATTCCGACAATGGTTTAAAGAGAGTTGGAATAAGATTGAAGATTATTTAGTAAATTTAAAACGATCTTTACAAGAGCAGATAAATGGTAAAGAGCCAAGTTTTTATAAAAAATCCGGGTTCAATTTAGAAAAAACGAATCTTACTGAAAATGACTCAAGTAAATTGTTTACGGCAAAAGGAGCATTAGATTTATTTAATAGACTAACTTCTTTAATTGCAGAGAAAGAACCTAAAATATCTAAACTAAGCGGATTTAATCTATCAAAATCAGATGCGGATGATTTGGATAGTTCTAGTACGCTAGCAACTTCCAGAGCGGTGAAAAAAGTAAGAGATGCTTTGAATAAGCTTAATCTAACTTGGGGGAGTATTACAAATAAGCCTGTATTTGGATTGAGAGTTGGAGACTTTATGGAAGGTCATAGGCTAGCAGAAAGCTTAGGAGTGAAAGAGTATGGAGGATTGATTAGTAGTTATGGACAAAAAATAGCAGGAAATGCTTACTATGATAGTAATACTAAGAAGATGTTTTACTGTAAAGAAACAAACAGCTATACGTCCGCAAATAGTACATATTTTGAGCCATTTGATAATAAAGAACTTTTAAATAGATTGAATAATCTCGATAGAAAAACTACTTTAAGAGAATTAAAAAATTCAAAAATAACAAACAACGGTAGTTATGTCACAATTCCGGAAGATTTTCAACTCGTTATCGTATTTTATTCAATCGGCTATAAAAACGAATTAAGCTCTGCTGTTTTCGTAAAAGGCTTTGATATTGATATTTCTGAATATGGAGAAGAAAGAGAAATCAAAATCCGCTTACAAGGCAACAAAATATATCTTTGGGACAAAGGAAAAGAATGGGACGCAAATATCGAAAAAATCTACTATATGTAATATCAATATTCTAAGTAAATTAAGCATATATCGTCTCCCCAATCTCCATAATTTTTTCTTGCTTTAATTGTGTTGTTTTCGTAGTAGTATTTTGTTTCTCCTTTTACAGTTAAACCATCGTTTTTAAATGTGTTTACACTAACTTTTTTTATACCACAGTGGTTACTACTGCATATATGCCAGCCATCGTTGTTTTCTGCAATAATAATATTTTTAGCAGTAGAGGGGATATTTAAGACTATATTCGTTCCGTTTAGAAATGTCCCCGCACCTGCGTAAATTAAATATAATTTGTGTAGATTATTCAATAATAAGCAATTAGAGTAAAGATTTTTTTGTGATAACTTCTAGTTGTAGTAACTGAAATCTTCTTTTCTTCGACGCGAACGACAAAATGGTCATTTTCGGATCCTGAAATGGAAGAACCTAGAGCTAGATTATACGGAAAGTTATCCAAAATAGGGATAATTCCAGTTGAATAGTAGTTCCAATTGTATTCTTTTCCAACTGCTACTAAAAACTTGTATTTCTTGACATCGAATGATATAGATTCTTTTCCTGCATTGAAATCATTGTATATAATTTCAGTTTTAAAACTTTGTAGATTATTCAATATGTTAGAATGTCCTATCAAAAAAATAGGAGGTCTAAAATGTTGAATAACTGGCAAGGAGTGACGGAAAAGAATAGGAGAATTTATGAAAAGTATTTAAATAGTTGCAGAAGCAACAATGAAGAGACTTGGGATACGACTTATAAAACGTATTCTTCAAGAATGTACAAATTCTTGAAGTGGCTGAATAAAGAGAAAAATAGATACTTATTAAGCCAAGACACTTTAGAAAATGCGGTAGAAATTATTGAAGAATATAAAAACTACTGCCGGGAGTGTGGGAATAGTAAGCGAACAATAGCGAACGCAATCGTGACAATCTCAAGCTTTTACGATTGGACTGTTAGAAGAAAGATGATTAAATATCATCCTTTCAAAGATAGACTCGAAAAGCAGAAAATCACAGATAGAGATAGTACAAGGGAAAGCTACTATTTAACGACAGAACAAGTGCTAACAGCTAGGTTATACATGAAAGTGGAGAAAAAGAAATTCGATTTACAAGATAGAATTTTGTGGGAGTTGTTTATAGATAGTGCTTGTAGAATCAGTGCTATACAAGCGCTTACGATAGAGCAGTTAGAATTGGAAGGAGGCTATTTTAAAAATGTGATAGAAAAGGAAGGTTACGTTGTAAATGCTTATTTTTTCGACACTTGCAAAAGTTTGATAAAGGAATGGTTACAAGAGAGGGAAATGGCAGGAATTGAGGAAAAATGGTTGTTTGTAACAAAATATGAGGGAGAGCATAGACAGATGTCGCAAGCAACTATCCGGAATAGGATAAAAAAGATAGGGAAAATCTTAGAGATAGAGGGCTTATATCCTCACTCTCTAAGAAAAACATCAATCAATTTATTGTCGAAATTGGGCGGCTTAGACATAGCGAGTCACTATGCAAATCATACAAGCACAGTAGTTACAAGCAAACATTATATAGAAAAAGAAAGTGCTGTAGAAATCAGAAATCAAATTCTGATGTTACGGCAAAAAATCGGTATTTTTTAATGAGATTTTCTAATCTCTTGAGAAATTTGATACTTTCTAAGTTAAAAAGTTCTTTATTTTCAATAAGTCTACTTTCTAAAGCTTTTAGAATTATGATTTTAAAATCTATTTCTGAAATTTTTGACTTGTTGATTTTAAAAGAAAAATTGAAATAGATAGTTTCGAAAATCTTTCGAGATTAGAAAATCTAGCAAGAAATCAAGGAGGAGAAAAAATGATAATTGTTCATTTTTATAACAACACAGAAAAAGTATATTCTGTGTATGCAAATAGTTTGGAAGATGTTAAAGAGAATCCAAAAGCATACTTCCCGGAAGTGACAAAAAATACAATCATTACCTTAGAGGATTTTAAATATCCTATATTAAGGGAAGGAATACTAAGGGAAATGACAAGAGAGGAGCTTATAGAAAATGAAGTTTCAATTGAACTTGAAGAAGGGGAAAAGATAGAAAATAAGAAGCTTATTAAACTCGAAAAACCAAGCGAATACCATTCATGGAATGGAGAGGAGTGGATTGCTGACTTACAGCGAGCAAAGAAAGAAAAAAGAAATGAGTTGAAAGAAATCAGAAATCAAAAAATTGAAGAAAATATAGAGGTTCATGGATCTGTTTTTCAAGTTAGAAACTCAGATAAAGAAAATTTTGACGATGTTGAACTAATGATGAGAACAGGAGAAATTGACGAGAACTACAAAAAAATTGGGTATTAGCGGACAACTCTATTAAGAGTTTTACAGCCCAACAAATAATTGACGTTTGGAAAGAAAGAACAAAAAGAAAAGATAGAATTTTCCAAGAGTTTGGAGCTTTATCAATAAAGTTGGAAAAATGTAATTCTGTAGAAAAAGTACAGAAAATTACTTGGGAATAGGAGGACGTTATGGGATTTAGGTTTAGTCAGAATAGCTTGGATAAAATGAGTAGAGTTCATCCCAATTTAGTAGCTTTTATGAAAGAGCTTATTCAAGTTAGCCATTTTGATTTTAAAATCACAAGCGGAATGAGAACAGCGAAAGAACAGGCTAGTTTATATCAACAAGGAAGAAGCAAGCCCGGTCTTATTGTGACTAATGCAGATGGCTATAAGTATTGTTCTAATCATCAAGAAAAGGTTGATGGATATGGATATGCTGTTGATATTGGGGTTCTTATCAAAGAAAATGGAAAAACAGTTTATAAAGGTGGATGGAAAGATTTCCATTTTTATAAAAATGTCTATAATGTAGCAAAAGAAAAAGGTTTATTGGATAAATATGGCATCGAATGGGCAGGAAATTGGAAAGATTTTCAAGAAGGAGCTCATTTTCAAATAAAAAATGCTAGAAACGTAGCATTTAAAAAATAAAGGGGGAATACAAATGGATAAACAAGTATTATTGGCAGTTGGAGAAGCAGTGGTGGCAGGAATCGCTTATGGAGTATTGTTGTACAAGCAAAAAGGAAAAGAAGCTGTAATGCAAGAGGCAATCAAAGCAGAGGCAACTATCAGAGGACGAGGCTTAGGAGCCATGAAGAAAAAAGCAGTTCAAGAATTCGTGGCGAAGTTACCAGCTCATGTGAGAATTTTCATCAATGAAACTACAATTGAAGCCGTTGTGAAAGAATTACAGCCAGTTTTTGAAAAAATGAAAAGAAACATCTAGGAGGGAAAATGGAATTAAATCCGCTATTGACTGAGCCAATAGGCGAAAGAAAGTGGATTTTAAGGGAAGAATACAAGTATGAAATTAATGGCTATATCATTGTTGTCCCTAAAGGGTTTACAACAGATTTAGCCAGTGTTCCAAGAGTGCTGTGGGTATTCTTCCCACCTTTTGGGAAGTATACGAGAGCGGCTATAATCCACGATTATTTGTATTCAGAGTTAAATGCCACTGGAATCAATCGCTATTGGGCAGATAAAATTTTTTATCATATTATGAAAGAGCTTGGAGTGGTAGGTTATAAAAGAGTCTCCATGTATCGAGCTGTAAGAATGTTTGGAGAGCCTGCGTGGAAGAAGAAATTACAAAACGAAGGCTATATGGAAAAAGCTATTGTAGATCATACTGAAGAGGCTATAGAATATAATAAAAAAATGAAAGAAGTGTTGAAGTTGTAAGGGGTAGAGAAAATGGAGAAGGAGAAAGGAATTATAAAAATAGCAATCACAGCAATGGGCTATTTAAGCTATTTTTTAGGAGGTTGGGGAATATCGTTGGAGACTTTGTTTATTTTTATGATATGTGACTACATATCCGGCTATATGAAGAGTATGATGAAAGGAAAACTCTCTTCTAAAAAAGGGTTTAAGGGGCTTGTAAAAAAAGCTTCTTATCTCATTGCGGTGATAGTCGGAGTATCATTAGATAAGCTTATTTTAGAAAACCATTTAAATATTCCTATAACAATCTTTGGAGTTCCTATTTCCTTCAAAATTATGATAATTTTTTCTATCATTGGAACAGAAGGAATTAGCATAGTTGAAAATCTAGCAGAAATAGGGATAAAATTTCCATTTCCTGTAGAAAGGCTATTTAAACAGCTCCGACAAGATGAGCCTAGCAAGAATACCTATGATGAAAAAAAAGAGCCTTAAACGGGCTCTTATTTTAATGTTTTGATAGATAAAATTGAATTGCTTTCTTTTTCATAGCTTCTAAGTCTTTAAAGCTCGTTTTTTCTAATAAGACATTTCTTAAAGCCTTGTCTTTATCTGCATTCTTAGACTTACATCGAGAAGCTAACTCTTCTTCTAACTCATCATAGCTACGAAACTGAGTAAATTTAGACATAAATTCTTCGTTCAAAAGGTCTTCAGTAGCTACTTCTTCCGCTTCTAATTTCTCCATCAATTCTTTTTCAGTCAT